TTTGTAATTTTGGCTGGTATGGGCACTCTCTATCTCCTGTTGGCGCAGGGGGCTGAGGGGTTGTTGGCGGGGTTTGGTTACAGTGCTTCGGCTTTGTTGTATTTGTTGGCTGTGTTGAATGTTGCGAGGCCTAAAAAATAGTTTGTGTTTGGTGTTGCGTTTCCTTCGATAAAGTGTATACTTGTAGACATAAGCAAGCACAACGAAAGGGAACACAATGAACACCACACTCAAGACCACCGAGATTGCAGAAGCCGCACAGGTATTCGTAGAAAGCGGATTTGACGCTCAGGCAATGCGCCCACTGATGGAACTGATGGAAGCACAAACCGATTACGTTCAGAAGCGCTTCTGGAAACTGGTTGATTCACAGCGCTAAATTACAATCAAGAAGGCCCTCGCTTCGGCGGGGGTTTTCTGTTGTGTGGGTACACTTGTTAGGTGAGCCTAACTATCACAGTATTCGGCAGACCGGCTCCACAGGGCTCTAAACGCTATGTGGGCGGCAATAGGGCGCAGGGTGGCAGGTTCATTGAGGCGAGCAAGTACCTTCCCGCGTGGCGCAAAGCGATCACGGCTGCTGCCATCGCTGAGATAGAGAACAGATCGTGGGCTAAGAGCATTGAGCCTGTAGAAATCGAGGTCATTTTCTATCTGGAACGCCCTGCAACTGTGTCGGTTGCCAAAAGGCCCTGGCCTATCAAACCGCCTGACCTGGATAAGCTTCTGCGCGGTGTGCTCGATGGTATGACCGATGCTGGTGTGTGGGATGACGATGGGCAGGTGGTCAAGATCACTGCGTGGAAGGTTTACGCTGACACACGCGAACCTGGTGCTTTCATCAAAATCAGCCCGCTTTACGACACTTTAGGGCTAGGCTTGGCCTAGTCTCAAGGAAAGGTGGAATGTTTATGCTTGAAGATTTAGCACCAAAAGTGCAAGTGTATTCGTGCCGGGTTAGGACTGTGGGGGAAGCCCTGGACGGTAAAGACCGCAACATTTTTGTGGATGCTCTTGGTGACAAGTTGGCATGGTCTAACAATGGTCTTGCTGAAGCTCTCGCTGAACGTGGAGTGAAGGTTAGTGAGAAGTCCATTAGGACACATCGCAGAGGGGAGTGCTCTTGTTAGAGAACCTGGAACCTGCAAAGAAGGTAGATGCACCTAAAGACTTTAGGCCCGGGCTCGAGTTTGATGGGGCTCAGGGTACGGCAACAACCGAGGGGCTCCCAGATGCACCCAACTTCGATGAGTTTCTGGATCAGCGCGGTTATTCACCTGATGAGTATGAGATTGTGGGGGCACCAAGGACGTCTCAGTGGCAGCGTTGGGATGGTGAGTGGCTTACCGCTTACCGTTTCCATTTCCGTAAGAAGGTGACAGATTTTGACCTGCCCACCTTATATAAGTTAGCTAAGCAGACTAAGCCTAAACAGGTGAAGCGCAAAGCCAATAAGCGCACGTTTGTTATCTGCCCTGCCGATTTCCAGATTGGGAAGAACGGGAGCAGGGGTGGACACCTCGAGTCGATTCAGAGAATCCATGCCAGCTATGACCTGATTGAGGCACGCCTGAAAGAGGGCAACTACGATCACATTGTGATTCTGGACATGGGTGATGTTATTGAGGGTGTGACTAGCAAGGCTGATATGGAGCAGGTGGCCTCTAACACTTTGAGCCCGATGCAACAGACTGACCTTGCGGCTTCCCTGCTGTGGGACTTGATGAAAATTGCGTCAAAGTATGCACCGATAACTTATGGCTCGGTTGCTTCTAATCATTGCCAGTACCGTATCCAGAAGCAACGCATTGGCAGGCCGGGCGAGGATGACTGGGGCATCGTTATCCTGCAACAGTTGCGCAGGCTCGCCACCGAGGTTGGGTTGCCTGTAGACCGTTGGCTCATCCCACAACCTGATGATGAGGGTTTCGCTTTCGATGTGTTCGAGGACGGCTCACACATTCTCGGGGCAATACATGGGCACCAGGTTGCAAGGCCTGACAGCTTCCCACTGTTCTGGGCTAAGGCAGTGTTCAACAGCTCCTACCTTGGTGCGGTAACAACGATGGTCACAGGACATTTTCACCATCACAGGTGCCAAGAGATTTCCGGCACTGAGGGCAATCAGCGTTGGTGGCTCCAAGCGTCCACCTCGGACAGCGGCTCTGACTGGTTTACACGCAATCAGGGTGCAGGCGGGGACTCTTCCACAGCAATCACTTGTTTCGAGTTGGAAAAGGGTGTGCCCTTCAGAGGGAAAGTAGACCTGTTGTGAAAGAGGAGCGCGAGTTTAGGCGCATCATGAAGTCGTATCAGACCCAAGACCTGCCACCAGTCGAGGTTACGACCCACAACTTTAGGGCTGTTGCTAAGAACTTCTTTAGCCTCCCTGTCACCATCCTCTTTGAGCTGAAGGCGGCACAGCAAGCACAGGACGGTAGCGACATTGGTTTACTGTTCGAGGCTTGCAAGATGGCGTTCGAACAGGACGATGTGGATCGTCTCGAGCAGCTCAGCATTAGAGACTTCGTAAACGTGATCCATGCGTGGGTGAACTTCGACAAAGGTGATTGACCATTATGGCCTTCAATAAGCCTTGCATGAAGTGTGGGAAGCTGTCACGCCAAGCAACCTGCCAAGAGTGCCACCTGACCAGCGAGCGTGCTCGAGATAAAATCCGTGACCATGACCCACAACGGAAACTAAAGAAGGCTACCCTATACAACTCGCAATATAAAAAGCACCGGAACATTTTAATAGCCGGGGGGGGTATCTGCTACCTGTGTGGGGGGGTGGTGCCACCAGGTACAGGACAAGCTGATCATCTGATTGCATCAAATCCGCAATCACCTCTCGCAATAACACATGCTTTCTGTAATCAATCACGGGGGAACAAAACAATCCAGGGAGGGTAGGTACACCCAGGGGGGTAGGCACACCCGCCAAGCGCCACCACCAACAACACCCGACCCGGACACCACCACACTCACCAACAAAAACGTGTGAAGCGATGCGAACAGGTGCTCGACACCAGCAACGAAACACCACCAGCACCCCACCGGCATCAACCAGGGGTGGGGTCAATGACTCATACAGCCAGACAGGACACCCCGTAGCCACCATTTTGCGTACACCCGCACTTCAAAGGTTTTAGGGTACCCTGGGGTTTATGATTACGATTGTTACTGGCCCTCCCTGTGGCGGGAAGTCCACACACATTGAAGAAAACTGTAAACCGGGTGACATCATCATTGACATGGACAGGATTGCTTTGGCGCTTTCCCCGGAGGGTACTGACGCGTTTGGTTATTCTCAGTCTGTGCGCACTGTTGCGCGTGCTGCTAGGAAGTCTGCGGTGCAGGCTGCGCTCGGTGTGGCTCAGGGGCAGAGAAGGTTGGGGGTTTGGATTATTCACACTGATCCGAGCAATGATGAGCGAACTGTTTATCGGTTTGCTGGTGCACAGTTTGTTGAGGTGAATCCTGGCAGGCTTGTTTGCTTGGAGCGTTTGAAGAATAGGCCGCGTGTGAATCAGCAGATTGCGCGTGAGGTCATTGATGGCTATTTCCAGAAAAGAGTTTCTCGTGCCGAATCCCGCTAGACCTATTGAGGCGAAACGTAAACTTGGAAACCCTGGCAAGAGGGGCATCCCTACTGAGGGGACGCTGATGGAAGTCGAGGGTGGGTTTAGGGAATCGTTGCGCCCTCTCGGTGACGCAGGGCAACAGTTGTGGCATGAAGTGTTTGAGGTTGGCGGGTTGTGGATTAGTTCGCGCACCGATGTTCACTTGTTGCAGATGGTGTGCGAGTTGTTGGATAGGCGTGAGATTTTGCGTCACGCTTTCCTTGATGATCCTACTGAGCGCAAGGTGAACATGAGTTTGTTGGAGACTGAGAAGCTAATCCAGTCCTCGCTGTCTTTGCTCGGGTTTACACCTTCTGACCGTTCACGCCTTGGCCTTGCTGAGGTGAAGGCTAAAAGCAAACTTGAGGAGCTGATGGATCGTAGAGCTACGCGGTCTGAGAGGCTTGGGGATGGAAGTCTCTAGTTGGCCTCCACGCTGGCTCACCCCTGTACCTGAGAAAGCTATTGAGGCTGGTAGGCGTGAGGAGCCGATTGCCGATTTTGCTGAAGCGTTTGGGATTATTACTAAGGACTCGGTGGCGGGCAAGTCTGGTGACATGTTGAAGCTGCGTCCTTGGCAGGTTTCGTTGTTCGAACATTTGTTCGCATTTGAGGGCGGCGGGTATCGTCACCAGTCTCAGCTTGTGGGCATGCCTCGTAAGAATGGCAAGTCTGCTATCGGCTCGGTCATGGCGCTCTACGGTCTGATCCTTGGGCCTAAAGGTGCAGAGGTTTATTCGGTTGCCGCCGAGAAGGAACAGGCCCGTATCGTTTTCAGCGATGCTCGCAGAATGATTGAGGCATCGAGTGAGCTGTCTAGCATCACGAAACTGTACCGTGACGCTATCGAGCTTCCCAGGCTTGGCTCGGTGTACCGTGTGGTGTCTGCTGAAGCGTATAGCAAAGAGGGGCTGTCCCCCACAATGACTGTGATGGATGAGGTTCACGCCCAGAAGAACCGCACCCTGTATGACACTTTTTCGTTGGCTATGGGTGCCCGCGGGAAACTTGCGACCCTCATCGGGATTACAACTGCTGGTGTGAAGTCTGACATTACCGGGCGTGACTCGATTGCGTACTCTCTCTACAACTATGGCAAGACCGTTGCCAGTGGCGAGGTTGATGATCCCACATTCTTTATGGCCTGGTGGGAAGCGGCTGAGGAAGCTGATCATAAAGACCCTGAGACTTGGCGGGCCGCTAACCCTGGCTTTGCTGACATCAACGCTGAGAGCGACTTTGTGAGCGCCGTGAAACGTACACCCGAGGCAGAGTTTCGTACAAAGCGGTGCAATCAGTGGGTGTCCTCTCAACTGTCTTGGCTTCCAACGGGGGCGTGGGAAGCATGCGAGGGGAAGTTTGTTGTCTCCCCTGACGATGAGATTGTGCTTGGCTTTGATGGGTCGTTCTCTGGTGACGCTTCTGTGATCGTGGGTGCTGTGGTGCCCAAGGATGATGAGCCGGTGAAAGTGTTCCTGGTGAAGTCGTGGGAGAAAGATTTGAACATCCATGACGATGATTGGCGTGTGGATATTGCTGAGGTGGAGCAGACTGTTTTGGACTTCTGTCAGGCTCACCCTAAAGTGCGTGAGGTTGCGTGTGACCCTTTCCGGTGGCAACGCTCTATGCAGGCACTTGAGGATAAGGGTGTGCCAATTGTGGAGTGGCCTTCAACATCGGCTAGGCGTATGGTTCCCGCTTGTGCGAAAGTGTTTGATGCTGTGATGGAGCACAGGCTTGTTCATGACGGCAACCCGATACTCGCACGACACCTGAGCAACGCGGTGACGAAGATTGACAACCTGGGGCCGCGCATTGTGAAAGACTCGAGGAACAGCCCCAGGAAGATAGATGCGGCGGTTGCAATGACTATCGCGGTAGACAGGGCACTCACAGGCGCTAAACTAGAACCAGCGCCACAATTTTTTAGTTAGGTGATGATGAGCACAACTTTACAGATTGCAGGCGCGGCAACACTCGTTGCAGGTGTGACCCTTATCTCAATCCCTCTCGGGTTGATTGTGGGCGGCGCTGTTCTAATCTTACTCGGCATAGCTTTGGGGCGATAAATGGTATTCAACAGACTTTGGGAAGATCGCGCAATAGGTTTTCAACAGCTTTGGGAGACGAGTGACGATGTTGCTATAGGCAACCAGTCAGGCACCCACATTGATGAGGGCAACGTTTTGGGCATTGCTGCTGTCAATAGCGCTGTGTCTCTTATTGCGGATACGATCAGCACACTCCCCATTGATTGCTTTGTTAGCGCTGATGGGAACCGCAGACTTTTCGAACCTAAACCGGCTTGGGTGTCACAACCTGATGTGAACTTTGCGGGACACTCAGTTTTCTATAACAGCCTCCTGGTGTCTTTGCTCATTGACGGCAACGCCTTTATTAGGGTGTTTAGTCTCAAGGGCAAGATTGTAAACCTGGTGGTGTTGAATCCGAGCACCGTAGAAATCACGCGCAACTCTAAAGGCTTGCTGGTGTTCACAGTGCAGGGCGAGGACAGGCCCCTAACCTCGGAAGAGATTCTTTACATCCCTGACTTGTTGCGACCTGGTACGGTGCGCGGTGTTTCCCGTGTTCACGCGCTGAAAGAGAACCTGGGTTTGTCTAAGGCGCTTGAGATGTACGCTGCCACCTTCTTCGGTAGTGGAACAACTTTGCAAGGTGTCATCGAGTACCCTGGGGCGCTCACTGGTGAGCAGGCAGATTCTTTGCGCAACGGTTTCGATAACGCACACAAGGGGTGGCGTAAGAGTGGTCGCACAGGCATCCTAAGCGGTGGTGCGAGCTTCAAAGCAACACAGGCTGACCCTGAGAAGTCTCAAGCGTTAGAGGCCCGCAGAATGGCTGTGGAGGATGTGGCCCGGATTTGGCGTATTCCTTCCAACATGCTAAATCTGCCAGGTTCGAACACTTATTCGAGCGTTGAGCAGAACATGCTCGGTTTCGTGACACACACGTTGCGACCATATGTGACCAAGATTGAGGCCACGATGAGCTCGCTTCTGTCACGGTATCCCGGTGGGGCTAACGCCTTTATCAAAATCAACATGAATGGTTTGCTCAGGGCTGACATTCAGAGCCGGTTTAGTGCTTACTCGACTGGTATCCAGTCCGGCTTCTTGGCAATCAACGATGTGCGCCGGTTGGAGGACTTGAGCCCACAAGAGGGTGACGCTGCTAACGCGGTGCGTGTGCCTTTGGCTAACGTAAACCTGTCTGAGTCTGGCGTAAAGGCGCAACGCGAGAAGGTTGGCATGGTGCGTGACCTAGTGTATGCAGGGTTTGATCCTGCTGAGGCGATGGCGATGATTGGGTTGCCTGCTGTGGGTCATACTGGGTTGGCTTCCGTACAGTTGCAGGGGGTGGCACAGGTGGATCCTGAGAACCCTGACAGCGTGTATAAGGATGAGGTGAGCTGATGAGTGATGTTGGTGAGCCTTTGGAGCAACGCCTAGACTCTGGGCCTCCTGCCGTGATTGTGGATATTGATGGCACTCTTATTGTTGATGGTTTGCGTAATGATCGCGTCATCGACTATGTGGACTCTTTTGAGGACACCGAGGTTGTCATTATTACTGGGCGTGCTGAGGATCGTAGAGCCGATACGGTTGCTGAGCTTGACTCTTTAGACATTGATTACGACCAGTTGGTTATGCAACCAAGCGAGAACACTGTCACACCTGATTTTAAAGAGGCTGTGGCGCGAACACTTTTGGAAACTTTCAACGTGATGATTGCTATTGACAATGACCCTGACAATCGGGAACGGTTTAGGGCGCTTGGTATTACAGCCCTGGACGCTGATGAGGTTCCCAATAGTGGCAACCGTGGCGTGGATTTGACACCACCTGCTTTCATGCGTGCTGCTGCCCGTAAAGGGTTGAGCATGAATCCTGCACACGATTTGGCTAATGAGGCGCACGCTATCTCTAACGGGGTTATGACTGCCGCTACTTGGGTGCGTGTGCGTGACTGGCTACGCGATGGTTACGCTGATGAGGTTTCATTTGCACTGTCCGGTGTGGGCGCTTCTGAGCGCTCTAAGGTGCGCACCTTGGTATTCGCAGAGGGTGTCGTTGGTAGAATAGAGGCAGAGAATGAAGGACGAGCTAAGGGGCAGGCAGTGAGCAAAATGGAAACGCGGATCAATTCTGCAGAGTTTGAGGTGCGTGAAACTGAGGAAGGCATGAGCTTCAGCGGTTACGCTGCAGTGTTCAACAGTGACTCACAGCCTTTGCCTTTCACTGAGCGTATCGCTCCCGGGGCTTTCAGGGGCTCTCTGAGGAACCGTAATGACATCAAGCTCCTCTGGAACCATGAAACTGGGCAACCTCTTGCCAGCACTCGCGCTGGTAATTTGCGCTTGACTGAGGATGATCGTGGACTCTATGTGGAGGCTACTTTGCCACAGACCAGCGTAGGTAGGGATGCCTCAGTCTTGATTAGAGATGGGATTGTAGATTCCATGAGTTTTGGCTTCACTGTCGCTAGAGGTGGAGATGAGTGGAGTGCTGATGGCTCGACTAGAACACTAACTAAAATTTCCTTGCACGAGGTCTCAATAGTCAGTTTTCCTGCGTATACAGCCACTGCAGGCTCTACAGCGGTGCGTAGCCTGGAAGCTGTGGCTAAGCGTGCCGATGTTGATGCTGATGCTCTCGCTGACGCTTTACTGAAGATTGAGCAGGGCGAGGATATTACTGCCGATGATCGTAACCTTGTGAGTACGGTGTTGGAGAAACTTGGGCCTGCCGTTGAGGAGCCTAA